AGACCAATGTTTGTATGGGTTTATTTTTTGAATCCCTATCCCATGAAGGGTCGTTTTGTAATGCAACTACGAGGTAATCACATTCATTTTTTGCTTCGGCCAACATTGTAATATGACCAGCATGGAGTAAATCGAAGGCACCACAGGTAATTCCTATAGTGCCTTTTGATTCATGTTTTTCTAACCACTTTAACATAATTAACTAAAATGTTTAATTATAGATTCTATTTTATCTTCTGCCTCAGCAATCTTAGCAACTTCTTTTTCTATAGTTTCTACTATATCGCTATGTTCTCCGATACCAGCTGGGTTACGCTGATAAACAAGTACATTAGCTTTAGCTACTTCGATTTCACCTTGCAATTTAGCGATTAACGCTTTAAGTAAATGATTCATATTTTACCTCCCAAAAAATTTCCTTCTTTTATATTCTGCAATTGTATCTACTAAAGTTTTGGTCCAATTATCTCTGTCCTCGATAAAAACTTGTGGGCCGTCGTCTCCAGCAATACAAACAACTAATTGCTTAATTGGTCTGCCAGTTCTTTCTTCCCACATAATTGCATATGCTGAACATTGAATGAAGTAATTGGATATCCATTCTTTCTTTTTTAGTTTTCTAGATGTTTTCCAATCAATGATTGAATCTACACCTTTCCATTGTCCGACCAAATCTACTCTTCCTGCTAAACCTAAATGTTTAGAAAATAGTGGTGCTTCTTGACAATATACTTTAGTTACACATTCATCTAAGATGGGTTGTACATCTTTAAATGTTTGTATATTATGAGGCATTTCGTCCTTGATAAAATCAGGGTCGTTAGCTATATATTTTTCTATAATGTTATGAACCGTTGTACCGCGGGAGCTTGCAATCCTTGATACTCTATTGGCTTCTTCTTCGCCAACACGAGCTCTCCATTTTTGGATTGCTTCTTCAGATAGAATTTTTAATACAGTTGTGACCGATGGATATTCTTTTCCTTCTGGGTCTTTGTATATTCTACCTGTTCCAGTACTTTCTGCAATTAAGTCATCATAACCTAATGCAATTGGTTCGTGTAAAAATTTCATCTCAACATGGTTCTCCAAACATTTTGGATTCGACTACATTTCATAAATTTATGTAATCTTTTATATAATTTTTTCATTATTACTCCTACTTTGTTTTAATATTATCTCTAAGACTTGGGGGTAAATTACTTTTAATTTTGTCTTGCACTTCCTTCCATCCATCACCAGCTCTACCTAAAACGGATTTTCCACCGTCATAATCTATTCCTGGTGCTTTAAGAATTACTTGCTTTAAGTGTGGGTTGTCTTTAAGAAATTGAACCTTATCGGCAATTTTCATCATGTGCGTTTCAATTTTCTTGTCGTTCTGATTTTCAAAATCATATATTGGCATTAAACCACTCCGGTATTTTGCGTTTGGTCCAGACCATACTGAACCTTGCTTGCTTTGTTTGGTAAAAATTACGGTAGGATTCGACTGCATCTGTACCCCCTAATCCATGTACCACACATTCTGGACTTGCTTTCATGGCTAGTTTGAACATTGTCATTCCGCCATTTCTGTTGATATTAGTTGGGATTTTACTTAGAATATCTCTCAACTTACTATCCGTTGAATGTGTTTTACCATACCTATATTTATACTCATCACAAAGTGCAATAAAATGCTCATAGTGCCATGAATAATTACAACAGCTTTCCCTCGTCCAAACAGTGCATGGATGATTGAAATGAACTGATTTGTAAAGTATATCCTCTCGTTCATCTGGTAACTCATAGTATTTCACCATTGTTTTTCCAGACTTTGAAGGCTTTTTCATTTCGGTGCCGTCCAACATTCTGTGAGTAGTTGACAGCATTTGAGCAGATTCCACAATCATCTTAACGACATGTTTATCGCACTGTAATTGTGCTGCTTTTACTGGGTCATTATCTAGTACAAATATATTCATAATATAGTTATTATACCACAAGTTTAGTGGAATGTACAGTGTTATCTGCACATTCCTAAATCCCTCCTAAGAATTTATTACTTGTTTCATATCAGCAATATCTTGGTCCATCCTCGCGATTTTTTTCATGAGTCTGGCCGCAATTGCGTTTTTCCCTTTTTGTAGTAATTTTCTACGATAGTATAAAGTCTCTTTCCTATCTTTTTTGAGACGTTCAACCGATTGACAATTCATAATTATACTCCTTGTAATAGTTAAAATACTCATAATATAGACTTACTTTGCAATCAAACCAGGAAATGCTTCCTGACAAAGTTTTTTCGTTACTCCAGGGATATTTTTCATATCCTTATCTTTTGCTCTGACGAGTAACTTAGCTTCGGATGCATGAATGCTTTCCAAAAGCTGGACAAATAGGGTTTCTCTTTTCATAGGTTTTAGCTTATCTGCGATAGCTCCTTTGAAAAAATATTTAAATTGTCTAAATTCTTTATAAAGACTGCTTGGTGCATGACCTTCAGGTGCATCATCTTCTTTATAAGGTGGTTTCCCTACAGGTAGGAGAGATACTACATCATCGTCATATGCGATTCTGATTACATCCCTTAATGCAGGTGAATCGTGTTCTTTTAAGAACGCAATTCTGTCTTCTCTTTTGGCGACTTTATTCGCCTTTGTTAATACTTCAGATACTAATAGTTTCATTGTTATAAAATTCCTCCACAACTTCAATCAATTGGTTACATCTCTTTTTAATTAAGTAATTCAATACTTTCATTTTCATAGCAACTTTTTGCTCGTTATAATTATATATAATGTTTTGTTGGATGTCTTCTGGGACTTCCGTCAAATCAATTAACTTTTTGTTTCGTTGATAATTACGAAACGTCTCATGTTCCATTACATTTCTTAAATTATCTGAATTTTCTAACCATTCAGCAATTCTAGTTTTTCGTAATGGGGTTTGTTTTTTATCAGTCACAAATGTATCATCGTCAGATAACACATTAGGAATACCATCTCCGGTATCGCCTTTCATTATATGATTGAACAAATAAGTTCTAGGGTTATTGTCCTTTACTATTTTCTTTTGTATAGGACTAAATTGTTTGACATTTTTAAATTTTTGTAATTGAATAAAATCTTTATCAGAGGAAACAATCATCATTGGTTCACCTAAACCAAACTCTTGAGATTGTAATACTAATGAAGCAATAATGTCATCTGCTTCTACTCCGTCCATGTGAATAACCTTATAAGGTAGGTTTTCTTTAATTTCATCTCTAACCAAATGTAGAATTCTAAAAATCTCATTCCAATCTTGGTCAGATTGTTCTCTTTTTGTTCTTCTTTTAGCTTTATAATAAGGATAATAATCTTTACGCCAGGTATTCATACCATCAGCACATATAACCATTTGGCCAAATTCGTCTCTATATTTTTTGTTATACATTCTAATAGAGTTTAGAATCATGTGTCTTATCATAGACTCATCATTTAGTTTTTGCACTATAATATTTGATAGTGCGATTTGTGAATAATCAAGTAGTATCATCGTAATCCTCATCTGTAATAAAATCAGGCTCGAAAGCAATCTCAGTATCATTTCTTTTTAAAGCTTTCATTGCTTTTAATTTAACATATAATCTATCCATGTCTTTTTGTAATCCATGGTCTTCGCCTTTAAACCTTAGTAACATACTATATAATAAGTTTACTATTACTAAAGCATCTCTGCCTTCTTTTAGATTTTCATCTCTTAACTCAAGTCCTGAGATATTATGACCTTCAGGTGTTTGACCTATTTCATATAATTCTTCATCTATACAATCGAATATATGTTGAGAGATTTTAATCATATCATCGTGTAATTCAGCGATTATTTCTTCTTGAGATTTAATACGCTTTATCTCTTTACCAGTGAATATGTTAATTATTTCTGCCATTATTAGTATTATACCAGGTTTTAATCGTTTTGTACAGTGTTTTCTTGTAAATTTTTGACCGTCATTCCGCCAATTTTGCAAGAAATAATTCCATTATAATAATCATCTGTTAGCAATACTTCTCTATCAAACTGTTCTTTTGCTTCCATATAAGCACATGTCCCTTTGGTTTTACATAGGTGAATTATTTCTCTATGAAACATTTCATCACCTTGTTTTTCTACATCGCCTTTTAAATGTTTATTTGAGCCATAGTAAACGCGCCAATCGCTTTCGACTAAAAGTCGTTTTCTGCGTTTTCTAGTTTTTGTGATTGGTAGAGTTTTCTTTGACCAAAAAAACTTTTTGCCGATATATTTTCTACCTGTAGCACGATTTGTAATACAGTAGACAAACCCATAATAATCCTCAGAGGAAAAATCCTCTGGTGGTTCCCACTTGCGACCATTGTATATCCATTCCATATATGTATTTATACATCAAAATCAAGCTCATCTGGCTCCTCAACTGCTGTTCCACAATGTGGACAAAATATAGGTTCTGGTTTTTCTTCTAAAAAGTGAATTCTTGTTTCTGTAAAACAAAATTCGCAATTGTGTGTGTACCAATGGTTTGGGTCTGACATTAGGTCTCCTTATCCTAAGTGTTCTTTAAGCTCCGTATATCCACCGATTTTATTACCGTCAACGATAATCTGTGGAAATGTTCGAGCACCTGGAAATTTTGCTAGCATTTCGTCTCTACTAAAATCTATTCCGTAATGAAAATATTGATATTCTAATCCTTCTTTTTCACAAAGTTGTTTTGCCATATCGCAAAATGGACATGGTGTTTTTCCATAAATCTCTATCATAATGTTTCCTCAATAAATTTACCAATTGTTTCTATATCTTGTTCTGATAACATACCAGCTTGGGCCCACATAGTAGAACTCATAGCTCCAACTTGGCCTTTGTTTTTATATGTTGTTAATCTGTCAACAATATAATCTGATGATTGACCAGCTAGTGCAGGAAATGGTCCCATTCCCTGTCCTTCTGTTCCGTGACATGCTGCGCATCCAGCCCATAATCCTTTAATAGAACTAAAAGGGTCTCCTTCAGCTAAAGCTTGTTTACGTCTTTCTATCTCAGATGGTGTGCCATTTAGTTTAACATATTCTATATAACATTCACCTGTACATGATGTCGTTCTTGGCACATCTTTATATTCTAAATTTTGATATGCCATAGCAATTGTACCAACCATTGCCAAACATATAGATATTATATATCCTTTCATATTACTCCTGTACTAAATCTCCGGATTCTACTCCAGTGGGTTCTCCTTCCCATAAATTAAATGCGATTGCTCTTCGAGTTCCTCTAGTAACTTCTGAAACTCTATGATAATGGTCTCCTGCTTGGAATATAATAAGTCTATTATCTTTAGCTTTTACAACTTCTGGTTCTTTATCTCTACCATCAGTATAAATCTCTAAATTACCACCATCAAAATCTTGACCTGGAGGATAGTAAATTGTACCAATAATAGGTCCTTGTATTTCTCCAGTTTTTTCCCATAATGCTTCGTCTTTATCGACATGCATTACAAGATTGTTTTCCCAATTGCTATCAGTTTTATCACATGTTTGAATACCTGTCCAGTATTCAAATCCTTTAATATTCCACTTCTGTGAAATAGGACATCCATCTGACCAAACCCAATCAACGAGTTTTTGTGTTGTATTTACAGGTGGTGTTGTCCACCAACCTCCCCACCATTTATAAATGCCTGGGTCTTTAAAAATTTCTTCTTGGTTATCTTCGATTTCTTTTAAAAAATCTTTATCTTTGATGTAATCATCGAATATTGCTATCATTGTAATGCTTTTCCTATTGTAAAAAATGCTAATAACATCATAAAAAATACGCTTACTTGAATAATGGAAGCCCAAAAGATTTGTCTCATTGGGTGAACATCTGGTAGTTTTTCTATAATCGATTCGTTCGGCGATAGATTAACTATTTGTAATATTTTCTTCTCTTTCATTATAAACTTAAGTTTTTTAATGTGTTGTCATCAACATCTTGTTTAACACCACCAACAATATAGCTGGCGATTTCTGTTTCTTGTGGAGCAACTTGGACATTGCCACCACCAATCCATTTTTCCGTCCAAGGTAATGGATTAATTTTTGGAACAGTATAAGGACAAGGTAAGTTAATAGCTCTCATTCTTTTACATCCAATCCATTCTATATATTCAGCTAAAATGTTTTCATTTAAGCCAATCATTGAACCATCTTTAAATAAATACCTGGCCCATTCTTTTTCTTGTTCAATTACTCTCTCAAATAATTTAACTGCTTCAGGTTCCATTTCCTTAGCAATTTTAACAAAATCTTTATCCTCAGCCAACATCTTTTTAATTATTGTTGTTGTGCCAGCTAAGTGTGTGTTCTCATCTCTTGCGATAAACTTGATAATCTTTGCATTACCTTCCATCTTTTTAAGTTCTGCAAATGCCCATGAACATGCAAATGATACATAAAATCTAATTCCTTCTAAAGCATTTGCCGATAACATACACATCCATAAAGAACGTTTATGGTCAAGTTTATTTGTGGCAGAATTATTATCTGAAATTAACTCATCGTAATATTTTGCAATATCGTTACCACATTCTAAAATTTCTTTTACATCAAGCATACCGTCAAAAACAGTAGCAGGGTTAGGATAAACATTCCTAATAATATGGGTGTAAGAGCGAGAATGAATAGTTTCAAAAAAGGACCAAGTTTCAATCCAGTTTTCAATTTCGGGTAACGAAGCAATAGGAAGGAAAGCAAGGTTCGGGGCCCGACCTTGTACAGAGTCCAGTAATATTTGCCTTTTGAGATTAGATGTGAAAATGTGTTTTTCATGGTCTGTTAATGCCTCGAAATCTTTTTTATCTTTTGAAATATCTACCTCTTCAGGTCTCCAAAAGAATCCAAGTTGTTTTTCTGTTATTTTTTCTATCTGTGGGTATTTAACTTCGTCGAATCTTTGAACATCGACAGACTCATCTAAAAACATATTTTTAGTTAAATGTGATTTTTTACTTTTCTTCAGTATCGGCATCGGGTCTCCATGAAATTGTTGATTTAGTTTCTATTGCATCTTGTGCACATTGTATATAGTCTTTATCCTCTTCGGATAATACCGACCAAAATTTACTAATGGTCAAGGTATGTTCGTATACAACTTCTGGTTTAGACATATGATAATCTTGTTCCATCCACATTTGAAGGATGTCCATTCTTTGATTTATTTTATTTCTTAAATCTTGCAAGAGTCACAGTCCTCGTCATCTACCATTGTTGTACCACTTTCGTAAGTGTGGTGCTCATCTTCTTTCATTTCACCGGCACCATCGTATGTATTAAAATAATATAATTGCTTGAGACCAAACTTGTAAGAAGTAACCAAGTCTTGTATCATTACCGACATTGGAATCTTATTATCCTCGTAATGTTCAGGATTATAAGATGTGTTAACAGAAATACCTTGGTCTATGTACTTCTGTAATATAGCACAGATTTTAAGATATCCATCAGGACTCTTTTGTTCCCAGAGTAAATCATATTTGTTCTTCAAATGATGATAAGCTGGTACGACTTGAGCTAGAACTCCGTCTTTGGATTGTTTATATGATACTAAAGCTCTAGGAGGTTCAATACCATTTGTACTATTACTAATCTGTGCGGATGTTTCTGCGGGCATTAATGCCATGAGAGTTGAATTGCGGATTCCAGTGTCTTTGAGTTGAGTTCTCAGCTCGTCCCACGGGAATCGTTCTTTATGCTCTATCAAATTATCTATCGCACCCTTATATGTATCATTTGGCAGAACTCCGCGGGCATACTTTGTATCATTATTTTTAGGTATTTTGCCTTTTTCTTGTGCTAAATTTGCAGATGCTTTAATTAAATAATATGACCAAGCTTCTGCGTATTCATCAACTATTTCAAATGCCGATTCATCGTATTTAAATCCTCTTTTTGCTAAGAAATAAGCTAAATTAATAATACCAATACCTAAAGGTCGTCTGTTTTTCGTCCCTTGTTCTGCTGCTGCAACTGGATAATTTTGGTAATCCAATAACTCGTCAAGTGCTCTAACTGATAAATCACACCACTTTTCAAATTCTTTTGGATGGTTAATTAAACCCCAATTAATTGCTGATAATGTACATAGTGATATTTCTCCTGTATGGTCATCATATGATTCCATAGGAGTAGTTGGTAAATCAATCTCACAACATAGATTACTCATTCTGATTGGAGCCTTTTTAGGTTCAAATGCACCATGTTCATTTGCATGGTCAACATTCATAATATAAATTCTACCTGTATCTTTTCTTTCAGTTAATAATGTCTGAAATACTTCGAGTGCTGGTAGAGTTTTCTTTCTGATTGAATATGCTCTCTCGTACTTTTCGTATAATTCTTTGAATTTATCTTGGTCATCAAAGAACGATTCATATAAGCCTGGAACATCGTTCGGGTCAAAAAATGTTATGTTACCACCAGTTAATAATCTTTCGTACATTAACTTATTTAACTGAAAGGAGTAGTCCATGTGACGAACTCTTGTTTCTTCTGTACCTTTATTATTTTTAAGCACAACTAAATCTTCAAATTCGTAATGCCATAATGGTAAGTAAACTGTTGCTGCACCACCACGAACTCCACCTTGAGAACATGATTTTACAGCTGATTGAAAGTATTTTAGAAATGGTATAAGCCCTGTGTGTACAACTGAACCATCTCCGACTTTGGCACCTTCGGCTCTAATTGAACCAGCACCAATTCCAATACCTGCCTTTTTACTTATGTATTTGACAACACTAGTAGCAGTAGCGTTAATTGAGTCAAGGCTGTCGCCAGACTCAATGAGAACACAACTCGAGAACTGTCTAACTGGTGTACGAACACCTGCCATAATCGGTGTAGGTAGTGAAATGTAAAATTGTGAAATTGCATCGTAGTAATCCTTTACATACTTAATTCGCGTTTCGTTTGGATAATTTTGGAATAGAGTTGCTGCAACCATCATATACAGCATCTGTGGAGTTTCATAATGAACTTTGTTTTTTCTGTCTTGGACGAGATATTTACCTCTAAATTGTTCCATACCTGCATAGGTAAATGTATCATCTCTGTCATGCTTGATATAGGCGTCAAGTTCATCAATTTCTTCACGAGGATATTTTACCATAATATCACCGTCGTATACGCCTCTATCAACGTTTTCAATAATTAGTTGTGCAAGTGGCCATGGGGTATAATCACCATAGACTTCTTTTCTTAGTTTATAAGAAATTAACCTTGCGGCAACAAATTGGTAATTTGGGGTGTGCTCAGATATGAGTTCTGCAGCAGACTTAATAAGTAGCTCATGAATATCATATGCTGGTATTTTATCATAGAGTTGAATGTTAGCTTTAATTTCAATCTCCGACATACTAACACCAGTAATATCTTCACATGCCCATTCTAATACTTTATGGACTTTTTCTAAATCAAAGCTTTGAAGCGTTCCATCACGCTTAGTTACGTTTATTTCCATTATGTTGGTTCCGTTCATTTTATATTAACTATTATACCATAAAACTGGTATAATGTACACTACTTTTTGAGTTTTTTTAGCTCTTTTTCAAGATTATC